CATATCTTCCACAGAATATTCTAATAAGTTATCTAAAGCACAAAAAGGTAAAAAAATGGGAGAAAATAATCCTGCTAAAAGAAAAGAGGTAAAAGAAAAAATTAAAAAATCTGTTACAAAATTATGGGATGAGGGCAAGTATGAAAATAGAATTAATGGTATGGAAGATGTTTGTGGAGAAGCCCACCCTAATTGGAAACCTGATATTCATGAGCCTTTATTTTTAGCAAAAAATAAATATGTTGATTACCTTTCTCAATATGAAGATGTGTCAGTTTGTAAAAGATGCGGAAGTAAGAAAAAAATAAATATACACCATATTGATGAAGATCATGATAATTTTCTTCCTTCTAATCTTGAACCTTTATGTGTTGGTTGTCATAGTCATTTTCATTATGAAACACAAAAACAACCCTTCATTTCTGTGGGTAAATTATTTACATTTGCAGCCGCTCATAGATTGCCTGAATATAATGGCCCTTGTGAACGTTGGCATGGTCATGAATGGTCTTTAGAAGTAGAAATAACTAAACGAATTGATGGTAAAACAGGAATGGTTATAGATTTTTCTAAATTAAAAAAGATAGTGACGGAATATGTAATTAACATATTTGATCATAACACTATTAATGATATTATTAAAAATCCTACAGCAGAAAATATTTTAATATGGATATGGGAAACATTAATGTTTGATGCTCATTTAAAAGGAATTGACAAAATTACTTTATGGGAAACTCCTTCAAGTCGAGCTTGTTTGGATAAAAAAGGAATGTTATCTATATTATCTTCAAAAATAGAAAAAGGAGAATGATCATGTTCATTAATTCAATCTATGCAGGTATAAATGGAGAAGTGTCTATTCTAGGTCAAGGATCACTTTGTACTTTTATCAGACTTCAAGGATGTAATTTAAAATGCAAGTATTGTTTTGGAGTTATGCCAGGAAAACATAATCCTAAAATTATACTATCTGATAAACCAAATAAAAAATTAACCGATGTAAAAATTGGAGATAAACTATTAACCTTTAATGATAAAAAAGAATTAGTAGAAACAGAAGTTACTAATTTAATTACAAGAGAGGTTGATTCTTGGTTAAGAATAAAAATAAAAAATTATGAATATTATGTAACAGAAGAACATCCATTTTTTACAACAAGTGGATTAAAACAAGCGAAAGATTTGCAGATAGGTGATGAAATTTACCATTCTGATTTTAAAGATAAATTATCTTTTAGAATGATGGGAAATAAAAATCCTATGGAAAATGAAGATGTTAAGAAAAGATCATTTGAAAATACCGATTATAAATTAATTGGTAAAAAAATAAGTTCCACCATTAAAAGAAAACAAATTGAAGGAACTTACATATCTCCTTATGATTCTCTTTCAAAAGATACCCAAAAAGAAATAGGAGAAAAAATATCTTTATCTAAAATAGGAAATAAAAATCCTAATTGGAAAGGAGGTTCCAAAACTCCTAATTACGATAAATTAAAACAACAAATAAAAGATGGAGAAATAAAAATCTGTTCTAAATGTTTGAAAGAAAAATCTTTAGATGTTCACCACAAAAATAATGATCATAAAAATGATGCTCCAGAAAATTTAGAAGTTTTATGCGAATCTTGTCATTACACCGAACATGAAATTGGTTATAATTTCTGGAAAAACAATAACAGAAAAGATGGTAAACAATTAACAGCAATGAATGGATTTAAAGTTTTATCCATTAAAAAAATTAATAGAAATAACTACCCACCATCCTTAAAACCTAAACCTTTAAAAGTTTACAATTTATCTTGTGAACCTTATAATAGTTTTCTAATTGACTATATGTGGGTTCATAATTGTGATACGAAACAAGCACAAAAAGTGGATAAAGAGAAAACAGAATTTCTATCCGCAGATAGAATCTATACCTATCTTATTAATGGGTATGATGATAATCGAATTTTTCCAAAAAATATTACAATTACAGGTGGAGAACCACTAACGCAAGAAAGAGAAGTAATTGCATTGGCAAGAATGTTTAAAGAATATGGTGAAAATCGTTATATGATTTCTATTGAAACAAATGGATCTTTTAGAGTTCCTTATTCTGAATATGTAGATTCTTGGGTAGTTGATTGGAAAGCTCCCTCAAGCGGTATGAGAGATAAAATGAAACACGCTAACTTTCTAACTATCGGCAGAAACGATTTTGTAAAGTTTACCATCAAAGACAAAGATGATTTTATTGATGCTACAGAATGTATGGAAGAACTTTACAAAGGATTTGATTCTCCCAAATTTGCTTTTTCTCCACAAGTTTCCAATAATCCAAATAATGATATTTCAAAAACAATTTTGATTGATTGGATGCTTGAATCAAAAATTTGTGTAGAGACAAAAGCAATCCTAAACTTACAAATTCACAAAATAATTGGAACCGCATAAAAAATAAATATAAGGATTTTGAGAAGTTGTAGGTATTCCTACTATTTACCAAAAATAACTGAAAATTTTTAAAAAATATTTGCTACAATAAAGGCAAAGACGAAAATGAAAAAGCAGTTCAAACCAAAACACATTTTATTAAGGAGGTAGTATGAGCAACATTGATTTTAAGCAATTGAAGGAAATGGTAAAAGCATTAAATGAAGCTGTCTATTTGGCAGAGGACAATTCCGAAGTAGCGTTTTTGGAAGACAAGATTAAAATTGCCGGAGTTTCCACAGAAAAACTGAAAGACAGTTTTATTCAGGCTATCGCAACAATGGATGAAGATGTTCAGCAAGTTCTTCCGGATGAAATTTCAGATTATTACAATGATCTGATTTCTGAAGATCCTGAACCGGAACCCGAGCCCGAACCGGAGAAGCCTTCAAAGAAAACTTCTGCAAAAGAAGAAAAGAAAAAGGAAAAAGAGAAAGCAAAGAAAGAGCCCGGTAAGAAAAAAGAACCTGCTGAATTGTCTGTTTTTGGACACAAGATGAATACACAGGCAGCCAAACTGGATGCTTTGCTTGCTCCCGGCAAAAGCATTTCTCTTGAAGAATTGATTAAAGGTTCCGGTCGTTCTGCTCTCGGTGTCAAGAGCCACATCAAACATTTGATTGAAGCTCGTGGATTGACCATTAACGTAAAAGATAACATGTATCGTTACGTTAAAAACCCGAGCAAATAAATTCTGTAGTTCTATTCGTACCAAGATCGGGGAAGTATAAAAGCTTTCCCGATCTTTTCTATTAAGGAGCTATCATGCCTAAGAATAACAAAACTGCTATCCTTCAATCCACAATTGAACTTTTCTTGAAACAGATGGGTTTAAATCTTGAAGATCCTAATTTAAAAAGAACTCCTCAAAGAATAGTGAAGATGTACAATGAGGAGCTTCTGGCAAACAGAAACAAAAAACCAAATAAAAAATTAATAAAATCTTTTCCGAATGAAAAAGAATACGATGAAATAATTTTATTGGACAATATTCCTTTTGTATCTTTATGCTCTCATCATTTTTTGCCCTTTCCTGGACTTGCTTGGCTTGCTTATGTTCCTAATACACGATTAGCCGGAGCTTCTAAACCAGCAAGAGTGATAGACTTCTTTGCTAAAAAACCACAATTGCAAGAGAATCTAGCATCTGAAGTGGTTGATTATTTTGTTCAACAAGTTGATCCGATCGGAGTGATGCTTGTCATGAGGGCTGTTCATGGATGTATGTCTTGCAGAGGTGCTAAAACTGGAGACAATGCCGGTATGATTACTTCTATTACTCGTGGATGTTTTCGTGAAAATATGGAAACGAGAATGGAGGCATTGGACTTAATCAAGTTGTCTGTTTACTTAAGGAGATAGTTTATGAATATTGTAAAAGCAGAAATTTTATGGTCAAGAAAATGTCTGTTGAAATGTTCTTATTGTGCTATGGCAGACAATAGAGATAATGTCATTGTTCTTGAAGGGTGGAAAAAAGGATTTGACAATCTTAAAAAATTAGGATGTTCTTTTGCCGCTTTTTATGGTGCTGAACCTTTAGAAGAATTTGAAAAACTTCCCAAGATAATCGAATATTCCGAAGATATTGGAATACATACTACGGTTATCACCAGCAGTATTACCAACGAATTAAACTATAAATTGAAAACATTATATGCATATGGATTAAGATCAATAACAACTTCATATGACATGGTATCTTTAGATACTTCAAGTAGTATAAAATCTTCAAAAGCCTTAAAAACCATTGAAACATTCAGATCATTCGGAGAAGTTAGGGACGTTGCTGTAGTGGCAACATTGACCAGAAAAAATTTTCATCTGCTTCCAGAAACAATCGAACAAATGTCAAGTAAAGGTATCTGGACATTCTTTGATCTGATTCACTTCAGCAGAGGGCAAGCAGGATCTAAAGTCAGAAACACGGAAATTACTTTTGATAATATTTTTCAAAAAGATGATTTCAAAGCATTAGCAGACGTATTAAGAGAAGTTATTTCTATGAAAAAACGCGGATATTTGTGTCATGCCAGCGAGATTTTCTTAAATAAGATCATTGACGAGCATGATAAAATTTACGAATGGGATTGCTCAAAAGAAGAAAGCTTCCCCGCTTGGGTGACTATTGATTGTGATGGTACTGTTTATCCTTGCGATGACTTTCAACCTAAAATGTACACGGCTCCAAACAGAAAAGAAAAACATATCCCTGAAACAAAGATGTGGAATCTATATGATGATTGGAATAAATTTTGCAGTATCTGGAAAAAAGTAGTCAAAAATAATTGTCCAGGATGTTGCTGGAACACCCACATTGATGCGTGTGCTATCAAAGATGGTAAATTACCTTTAACAGATTACATTCACGGAACAGGGGGAAAACTATGATACTGCTTTTTTCTGGGGGGATAGATAGTTACGTTGCTTACCATTATCTAAATAAACCGCAAACAGTTTACTTTGATTTAGGAACTCCTTATTCATCAAAAGAAATAATGGTAATTCAAAAATTAATTCCCTCAACAATCATTGATTATTCTCTTAATCTTGGTAGCAGACAGATAGGGGAGAAAGCATACATTCCTTTCCGCAATCTGTATCTTGCTATGTTAGCGGCTAAATACGATGACACGATTGTAATTGCTGGAGTCAAGGATGATGATGTATCGGATAAGAATGAACAAATATTTCAAAAGTTTTCCTACTTGCTTTCTGAATTAGAAGATAGACCGATTCAAGTTATGAGTCCTTTTTGGAACATGACAAAAGAAGAAGTGATTGCTTGGTATTTGCAAAGATACACCGCTGATAACTTATTAAAAACTGTTTCATGTTACTCCCAAGAAGATACCATTTATTGTGGTCGTTGCCCTTCATGCTTTAGAAAGTGGTGTGCGTTAAAAGCTAATAACATAGATTTAGATTTTTATAATAAACCTCTAATGAAAGAATATTATGAAAAAGCATTAGCTGGTAATTATATTCCTGAACGAAATAAATTAATCATTAAACTTGTGGAAGAATATTTATGAAAATAGGAGTTGATATTGACGGAACTCTCACCACTTCTAGCATAGGGTGGGATTATGCAAATCGAATACCTAATCTTGAAATGATTGCTTGGGTAAATAAACATTTTGAGAAAGGAGATTTCATTGAATTGTTTACTTCACGATTGCCATGTGATCGTGCAGTTACAAAAAAGTGGTTAAAGAAACATGGAATCAAATATAATAATCTTATTTTAGGGAAACCAAAATATGATCTTTATGTAGGGGATGAAGTTAAAAGACCCGAGGAGGTATTATATGGCAGAGAATAGAGATAGGCAAATAGATTTTAATACAAAAATATACAGATTAAAATTAGTAATGCCTTGGTTAAAAAAAGTATGCCCTTGTATAATTGATTTGAGATTTCAATCAGAATCTGGATGGTATTTTAATAGACATAAAGCCATTAATGGAATGACTTTTCAAGCAATGACTCAAACAACAAATATGGTATTAACTCCTAACGGAGATATTATAGAAGGGATTACCGTAGGAAGCGTTATTCTTGCTAGAATTGCTACATATCCTAAAGATCAAATAGGGGTAATTGTGCCTATATTTATGGATTATCATCCAAATAAATTCAATCAATCTGCTTTACCTGTAGCAAGAGATCCCGAAAGAGGTTCTCCTATATATGATGATGTTTTTACTAATCCAAAAAAATATATGGCTACCTTAAATTTTGTTCATGAACAATATCAAGATTATATTATCATATTAGCATATGGTGGAGATTTAGAAAAAGATAAAGGAAAACCTGGTTTTATTGTATTTCACAATTATAATGTTTTAAGAGATAATGGAGCAATCGCTTTATTTAAAAGTGATACTTGGGCAAAAGAAAAAAGAAGAAATCATGCATTAATAAATGTGGAAAACTGTCCAAATTACAAACCAGCAGATGATAATTTAAGAAAAAAAACAATGGTCATTCCTACAACAATACAACAAGATTTTTTAAATGCAATAGGGAGTTTTAATGAATACAAAACTTTTTCTTGATTCAGGAGCATATTCCGCATATCAGAATAAAACAATTGTTGATATTTATGAATACATGGATTTTATCAAGAAGCATGAAAAAGAAATAACTACTTATGCAAATCTTGATTCTATAGGTTCCGCAGAAGAAACTTGGAAGAATCAGAGAATAATGGAACAACACGGATTCAATCCCATTCCTGTTTATCATTTAGATGAGGATAATAAATATCTTGATATGTGTTTGAAGTATGATTACTTTGCTGTCGGGGGATTAGCTTCTGCAAAAGGTAAATCATTAAAACCTTTTCTAAAAAAGGTATTCGTGAAAGTATGTCCTGAAAGTAATAATTATTATCCCATCTGTAAAGTTCATGGTTTTGGAATAGCTACTCCTGAAATCATTACTTTTTTTCCCTGGTACAGTATTGATACTACTTCTTGGGTTCAATACGGACGATACGGAATTATACTTGTTCCCAGAGTAGAGTTTGGAAATATAACATACAAAAAACCACCTATGTCAGTAGCAATTTCTTCAAAATCAAAAGCTATTGGTGACATAAAACATTTTAGACATTGCCGTGAAAAAGATGAAGTAATGGAATATTGTAGGATTAAAAATTTTCCTATTGGCAAAACTTTGACAAAGAAAGTTAATCCTGGTTATGAATTAAAAGAAAATGAATCTTGGATTGATAGAAAAACAAAAGATAAAGTACAAGTGATTATTGAAAGAGGATTGTGTTGTGATGGGGAAATGCGGGATGCTTTGAATTTACAGTATTTTTTGGATCTTGAAAAACATATTCCTAAATATCCTTGGCAATATAAACATATTCCTAGAGTTGACTGAAAATTTTCAAACAAGTTCTGCTATAATTAAAATAGAAAATAAAAATAAAGGAGAAACCAAAATGCATGTACAAGAAAACTTTGTTATGGTATTTGCAAGAATTGAAAATAAGTGGAGAAATTTATGAGAGAAGAATTTCAGATATTAGGAGTAAATACGGGGAGGGTTAATTTAAAGGAAAGTAATATGAGACATGATGACTCGGATCAAAATGCAGAATATGCCAGATTGAAAAATCTGGAATCGTATGAAATCGAACGGAAAGAAAAAGAAGCCAAACAAAAAGAAAAAGAATCGGAAGATAACGATTAGGAGAAACAATGATTCTATACTTATCCGGTAATTTCCCTCAATTATCAAAGATTGAGAAAGAACAAAAGATGGCTGAAAACAATCAAAGAAAAGGAGCAGGATACCATCGTCTTATGACTTTCTATTATAAAAAAGATTGTCATACGATTCTGCAAGTGGCTAAAAATATCAAACCAAAAATAACTTTACATAGGAGAATCAAAGATGAGGATTGATACCAGAGAATTGAGAAATATTTTGTCATTGTTAAGACCAGCTCTTAACAAAAGAGAGCTTGCCCAACAAACAAGTCATTTTATTTTCTTCAAGGATAAAATTGCTGTTTTCGATACAAAAATCTGCATAACACATCCGTTTGAAAGTGATTATGTATTTTCAATCAAAGGAGAAGAATTTCATCGTTTGATAAATGGAATTTCAGAAGATGAATTAACTTTAACTATCGATGATAAAAAAACAAAAGCAAAGATACGAACGGATTCAACTTCCTCAACAATGAAATTGCTTGATGAAGATCAGGATAAGTATTCTGAAAAAATAAAAAGTCTTGAAAAGAAAATGGGGAAATGGAAAAAACTTCCCAAAGATTTTATTGAAGCTCTTTCATTATGCAGTTTCACCACATCAACTGATTTAACAGAAGGAGTAAGGACTTGTATTTGCTTCAAAGATAATTATGCTTATTCTTGTGATGGTCATAGAGTAAGCAGATATAAATTATCGGAGTCTGCGGAAGATGATATAAATGTACCAATCAGAGCCGCTTTAGAACTTATAAAATTTCCTGTAACTGAATATTGTTTTAGTGGAGAATGGCTTTGTTTCAGAACAGACGAAGATGTGACTTTTTCTTGTTTAGCAATTAATGGAGATTTTCCTTTTGAGAAGATTTCAAAGCCCTTCAAAGAATTAGAAGAATTATCCACAATTGAACTGCCTGAAGAATTGAAACAAACAATCGATGAAACATTAATGCTTGCTTCAGAAGATACGGCATTCGCTGGTAAAATAATCACCCTTCATCTTGAAAACAATGAGATACTAGTGACAGCATCTAATGATCTGGGAAACGTCAGCAAACGAGTTTCTTTTGATTATGAAGAAACACCAATTGATATTAAAATCAATTCTAGTTTCTTATACCAAATTTTAAACAAATCAACGGAAATGTATATCGGAGAAATGATATTTTTTGTAACTCCTAATTTTCAACACTTCATGGTTAAACGAATAGGATAAATAATGATTCCATCATTTTTTGATGATGATGATTTTATCACCACATCAACAAGCCATCTTTGTGCTGAATGCAAAAAAGATGTTCGTAGTCGATATAAAAAATTACCCGCAATAGGGGATGGTAAAGTAAGTACATTAATTGTAACGGATACTTTTTTAGACTTACCTGAATCGTCTAGTGGTAAACATATCGGAGACGGAGAAAAATGGTTTGAAAAGCAACTGAAGAAACGCAGACTTGATTTGTTTTCTGATTTTTGGATTATCGGGACAACTCTTTGCAGATCAATTCATGATTACACCAAGCAAGATATAACATATTGTTTTCCAAACATTCTAAATTTTATCAGAGAGCATAAACCTAAGTTTGTTGTTCTATTAGGAGAAAAAGCAATCGAATCATGGTTTCAATCTCGCTTTTCAAATCTGTCAAGAGAAAGATGGAATAATGTATGCATACCTGATTTTGAAAGAAAAGTATGGGTTATTCCTCTTTATCATCCTTCTTATGTTGTAAAAAACGAAAATAATTCCTTAATATCTTCTCAATATGAAAGAGGATTGGATTTTTTAAAAGAATGCATTATTTCAAAACCTGATCTGAATACATTGAAAAGACCTAATTTCGATGATGTTATCGTAATGAAAGATTATGATCAGGTTTGTGAGGAACTTTCTTATGTAATTGAAAAACCACCTAAATGTCTTTGCTTTGATTATGAAACAACTGGATTAAAACCTTATAGACAAGGACATAGAATTGCTTCCATTTCTTATTGCTCCAGTTATTTTAAAGCATTTTCATTTCCTTATCAATATCCTTATTGGAAACCTTTTCAGCAAAAAAAGATCAAAGAAAAATGGAATCAAATTCTGCAAAATGATTCTTTGAAAATAGCTCATAACATAAAATTTGAAGATGTTTGGTCAAGAATCATTTTACAGACAATGCCGAATAATTGGCATTGGTGTACTATGGTCGGTGCCCATTCAATTGATAATCGTGCTAAATATTCAGGATTAAAATTTCAATCATTCTTGCATTGGGGATTGCCTAATTATGACAAAGAAATAAAACCGTATTTAGAATCATTCGATGATACTGGATTCAATCGGGTAATGAAAGCTCCTCTAAACAAACTTCTTTTATATGGTGGAATCGATTCTCTTATTACATTCTGGCTTTTCTTCCTTCAGAAAAAAGAAATGAATGATCACATCATGCAAGGATTTGATCTTTTTGTTGAGGGGACTTTAGCTCTAGCAGATGTTCAAATTCATGGTATAAACGCGGATACCGAATATTATCATAGAACACATACAGAATTGACAGAACGAATAAAAAAGACGGAGAAAGAGCTTTTACACTATGATGAATGTAAACAATTTGAAAAAGTTTATGGAAGATTGCCTAATTTAGGATCATCCAAAGATTTAGAAATGATGTTCTTTAAGGTTCTTCAATTAGAACCAATAAAACTGACAAGTAGTGGCAAAACATATGCTGTTGATGCCGATGTAATGAGTAAATTAAACACTCCTCTTGCAAAAGCTATTACCGATCTATCACGAATTAAAAAAGTTGATGGCACTTACGTTGCTCAATTTATCAGAGAGATTGATGATGATAATCGTATTCATCCTTTCTATGATCTAACAACTGTTAAAACATATCGTGGAAGTTCTAGCGGTCCTAACTTTCAAAATATTCCTGTAAGAAATGAAGAGGCAAAAAAATATTCACGATCAGGCATTATTCCCTCACCAGGATTTAAAATTCTTGACTTTGATTATGGAGCCATTGAAGTAAGAATGGGAGCTTGCTATACAAAAGATCCTGTATTGATTTCATATATCATGGATCCATCAACCGATATGCATCGTGATACTGCAATTGATATTTTCTCATTGAAAAAAGCTCCCGCATCTTTTTGGAAAGACAAGAAAACAGGAAATAAATTAAGATTCTTCACAAAGAATGGATTTGTATTTCCCGAATGGTACGGATCATATTATAAAAATTGTGCTAAAAATATTTGGAGAGAATGTTCTGAAATACTGACTCATGAAGGAATTACTGTCAGAGAGCATTTTAAACGAATTGGTAAAGCCACAGATAAAACGGTGCTTGATTATTTTATCAATCACGTTAAAAAAGTAGAAGATGCTTATTGGAAAAAATTCAAAGTATTCAAACAATGGCAAGATGCTCAATATAAATTTTATGAAGAAACTGGTTTAGTAAAACTATTATCTGGTTTTGAATGTAAAGGATATTTAGGTAGAAATGAAATCGTTAATTATGCTTTTCAAGGTACGGCATTTCATTGTCTGCTTTGGAGTTTAATTCAAATAAATGGAGAATTTAAAGCAAGGGGGATGCTGTCAAAAATCATTGGACAAATTCATGATTGTTGTGTAATTGATACACATCCTAAAGAAGAAAAACTAGTCAGAAAAATAGCCACAGAAATAGCAACACAACGAATTAAAGAACATTGGAAATGGATCATTGTTCCATTAATTATTGAATGGGAAAATACAGAAATAGATCAATGTTGGTATTCTAAAATCGAAACGAGAGAAGAGGAGTAAATTATGGAATTAAATCTAAAACACCGTCCTAAAAAATTCAAAGAAATTTTTGGCAATGAATCTGTCAAAGAAAGTATCACCAGTATTTTAAGCAGAGACCAAGAAAACATTCCTCATGCTTTCTTATTTCACGGTCCTACTGGTACAGGCAAAACAACAATGGCAAGAATACTTGCTACTGAATTAGGATGCCCTATTGATGAGATATTAGAATATAATACGGCTTCTATGAGAGGTATAGATACCATAAGAAACATTATAGAAAATTGCGTATACGCACCTCTTTCGGGATATTCAAAAGTATATATTCTTGATGAAGTTCATCGACAAACCAAAGATGCTCAAAACGCTTTGTTAAAGTTATTAGAAGAACCTCCTAGACAAGTTTATATTATCTTATGCACTACTGATCCTGGACAATTAATTCCTGCTATTTTAGGAAGATGCACCACATATCAAATGAAACCTTTAAAACCTACAGAAATGGTAAAACTGATTGATTATATTTTAGATAAAGAAGGATTCAATTCTGAAGAATACCCATCAAGAATAAAAAAAGTAATAATCAGATTATCAGAATGTTTGCCACGAAACGCATTAAAACTTTTAGATGCTGTCATTGATATGGAAGACGAAGATTCCGTCATAGATGCTCTTACCGCTGTATCTTTAGATGAAGTAGAAGCAAAAGAACTATTCAATGCTGTTTTGAATGGGCAATCATGGGATAATGTTCGTAAGATGGTGAAAACATTATTAGAAACAAATGATGCTGAAAAAATAAGGTTAGGTCTTTTAGGGTATATGCGAAACGTTTTGCTTAACTCAAAATCAAATGACAGAGCTTCCTATATCATTGATACTTTTAGCGAAAATACTTATAATGCAGGAGCATCTTTACTGGTAAACATGTTTTATTCGGTTTGCAAAAAATAACCGTAAAAAATGAAGAAAGAATTGCTATAATTATAATAAGAAAGGAGCTTGCTATGTCATTAAAAGAGGATATGAAATTAGATGTACAAAATCTTGACAGAGCCGCTTTAGATCAACCTACTATCTATGCTGAATGGGGAGAAGCGTGGGCTAAAGCTGTTTTAGAACGAGATAAAATGATTGAAAAAATCACAGCAACGAAAGCAGAATTATTAAAATCTGTAAGAGAGGATCCTGGAAAATACGGATGGAAAGAAGATAAAAAACCAGGAGAGAATTGGTTTGCTTCTATTGTTGAATTTCATCCGAGCATCATGAAACTGAAGGAAAAACTTCCTGATTTAGAATACGAAGTAAATATGATGAGAGTGGCTAAAGATGATTGTGAACATCGATTGAAGGCATTGGGCATTCTCACCGAATTGTATAAAGGAAATTACTTTGCGGCTTCTTCAAAAGGAACTCCTTCTTATAGAAAAGCGGAAGATAATTTACAAGACAAGCAACGAGAAAAATTAAATAATAATCCTAGACTTAAAAAATTAACAAAAAAGGAATAATACAATGGATGTAGAAATACTAAATACTTTAACCAAAGCATTAATAGTTTTGGTTATTATTTTTGTGATAACCCCATTGTATTTATATACTTTAGCAAGATTGATTGCCTTGGCTATTATGAGATCAATTGACCAAATAAAAAAAGAATGGAGGAAAGAAAGTTTATGAAAGCTAAAGATCGTAGAGAGTTGTACAAGAGAGAAATGGGGCAACGGCATAAAGAGAATTATGCGAATGTGGATGACAGTGGACGTTTTCGTGATTTCTTTGAACCTTCTAAAAAGTCGAGTGTTTCTTTTTGGAAATGCAAAGAAGATGATCATGAAATATACATTGTTCCTTACATTGTCGGAGAACAGCATCCCAAACTGAAAGAAGGTAAAGTTGATTTTCTTTTAGATGTATTTGTTCACACGAAAGTCGGAATCAATGAGGATAGCTTTGTATGTCTTAACAGAACGTATCGGGAAAAATGTCCTATTTGCGAGCATCAAGCCGCTTTGAAAGAAAATGGAGAAGCTGATGATGATGAAATCAAAGCATTGAATCCTACACGCCGAAATATTTTTAACATTGTATGTCTTGATTCATCAAAAGAACAAGAGAAAGGTGTTCAAGTATGGAATGTTTCTCAATGGTTGTTTACAAAACCTCTTGAAGAACTCGCACATAAGAAAAGAGGCGGTGGTGAAATTGCT